AAAATAATAAATAAAATAATAAATAAAATAATAAATAAAATAATAAATAAAATAATAAATAAAATAATAAATAAAATAATAAATAAAATAATAAATAAAATAATAAATAATTAATTAAAAATTGAAATTATCTTAAATATATTAATTTATAAGTATATTATTTAATATACTATGTTTTGTGGCGAAGTTACTTTAAATAACAACAATTGTTTAAAGGATGTTAATAGCGATGAAGAATCTAATTCTGACAATGAATTAACAACTATTGGCAATTTAAAATTAGACAACGAAGAACTAATTTTTAATCCATATAATTGCAATAATAATGAAATTACTAGCGCAATTGTTCAAGAATTATTATCTAAATATGGGATTTTCACTAAACCATTCAATATGGAATTATACAAGCGAGCATTTATTCATAAATCTTATACAAAACGTCCTAAATTAGAAAATTCCATTGCCAATATTGTTATTTCTGATAAACCAGAAAATTGTTTACCACTTAAAACCAAATCTAATGAGCGTCTTGAATTTCTTGGTGATGGAGTTTTGGAACTTATTACAAAATATTATTTATATAAGCGTTTTCCTAAAGCCGAGGAGGGATTTATGACTGAAAAAAAAATTGCTTTAGTTAAAAATGAACATATTGGAAAATTAGCACTTGAAATGGGGTTAAATAAATATTTTATTATTTCTCGGCATGCAGAAGATAAGAATATTCGCAATAATTTAAAAAAGTTAGGTTGCTTATTTGAGGCTTTTATTGGTGCTATTTTCTTAGATTTTAATCGTATTTCTATTAAAGATGAATATGGATGGTTTGAAAATGTATTTAATTGTGGTCCAGGACTACAAATGGCACAAATTTTTGTAGAAAATGTATTTGAAAAGCACGTAGATTGGACTAATTTAATTAATAATGATGATAATTATAAAAATAAACTTCAAGTAATTATTCAAAAAGAATTCAAAATCACTCCAGATTATGTAGAATTAAGAACTCCTAAATTGGATGACGACGATGATAATGATAAATTATATGTTATGGGACTTTATATTTGCTTTGGACAAAATATTCATAATGCCAAAATTAGTAATGCTGTTAACTTTGATAAATTAGGTTCATTTAAAGCAATTCATGAATTATTAGAAAAACAAGACAAATTATTAGTGTTCTTATCAAAAGCAGAGCATAAAATAAAAAAAAAGGCAGAGCAAATTGCGTGTGACCAAGCCATTAAATTAATTGAAAAATAGTGTGTGCCTATTTATAAATTATAAACTATTATATTATTAATATATTAGTTTATGAGTTTATGTAAATATAGAGATATATTTGGTAAAGTAGGAGAAGGAGTTCATTCATTAAGACTTTTTAATATTGCTATAGTTGATACATTATTAACGTTTGTTGCTGCTTGTATTATAAATTATTATTTGAAAAGTAATGTGTTTTTAATATTTTTTATATTAATAGTTGCTTCAATATTTATTCATAGAGCTTTTTGTGTAGAAACTACCCTTACAAAAATGTTTTTTTCTTTTAAATAAATATTTTTTATAAAATATATAAAAAATTGACTAATAATTTGTATATAAAAATATACAATATATTATTATGTTCAAAACAGATATAAATTATAATTTTATTGAATTACATAAACATATTATACAACATATACCCAGAAAAGAATACAAAAAAAATGATATTATTATTTATAAAAATAAATTTTATACTATTGTTGAAGTATTAAATAATGACATTGAAATATTAGGTAATAGGATTGAAATATTAGAAATTCTATCTTATAAAAATAGTGATAAAATAACAATATCAAAAAATGATACAAAATTACAGACTATAAATGAAAAAAAAATTTATCAAAAATTATCTGAGCTTATTAAATTTGTAAAAGATTACAATCTAGCGGTATGCTTTTTAAATAAAAGAGATTTAAATATTGAAACTTTAGATGAAAAAAATATTAATGATTTAATATTTTTATTACTAAATACAAATGTTAAAATTAGTACTTTAAATAAAATATTATATGAGTTAAAAAAATCACACAATAATAAATATGAAATAACAAAGTTATTTATTAATCCATACGACTTTATAGAAGAAAACAAGAATCACATTACTTTTAATCTAGCTGAAAAAATAGAAGAATTATGGAAAATAAAAATAGATTTTAAAATTAAACTAGAAGCTAAAATTAAAAGTGTAATAATTGAAAATTATAGTATTAACTCATATTCATTTTATATAATAAAACAAAAATTTTATAAAATAATTGAAGATTATTGTAATGAATGTAAGGAAAGTTATAAAAACTATAAACAATTTATTGATGAACAAATTATACCAATAGATTTTAAAATTTCAAAAAATAAACTAGAAGAACTTGGTAATAGTAAAATAAACATTGGTAAACATAAAGACCATACAATGAAATATACACATGAAACAAATAAATCATTAATTGAATGGTGTAATAAACAAACAGACCCAGGACCTCTACTGCAAAACTATATAAATTATGTAAATGGAAAAGAAACATTTATTACAAGTAAGTATTTTTGGAATTTAGAAAAAAAATTAACTCGAAAATTTATTAAATTATATAGCAAAAATAATGAAGATAGTGAAGATAGTGAAGATAGTGAAGATAGTGAAGATAGTAAAGATAGTAAAGATAATGAAGACAGTGACACAGAATTTTATGATAAAGAAGAAGTTTATAATTTTATTACAGATTTTGAAAAAAAAAGAACAAAAGATAAAGGTATTATCTATAAATTGGATAATATACAAAAACAAGCAATATTTGATATTTTAAATAATAAATTTTTAATTTTAACAGGACCTCCTGGTTCAGGTAAAACAGATATTGTAGAATGTGTTCTTTATATTAGGGAACAATATTGTAATGAAGAAGAATTATTATTAAATAAAACATGTATTATGGCTCCTACTGGACAAGCATATAGTAATATTTGTAAATCTATGGGATCAAAATATTATTATTATTACCCAAAAATATCAGGTACTTGCCATAAAATTTTGTATAATATTTATCCCAAAAAATGCGATATTGAATACAATATTGCGAACAAAATCAATTATAAATATGATGATGAAGATAATGAATTTAATGACTGTAAATTGAATTTTGTAATTATAGATGAATTTTCTATGATTGATTTAAATATACTAAACTCAATATTGCAATTATGTAAAAAATATAATAGTAAATTATTAGTAATTGGAGACCCAAAACAATTTCCGCCTATTGGACCAGGTAATCCATTAGACAGTTTAATACGATCTAAAAAATTTAATGTTTGTAACCTAGTAAACATTTATAGACAACAAGAAAACACTAGTTTATTAAATATGATTCAAAAAATGAATAAAGGAGAAAAAATAACATATCTTGATTTTAATAAAGATGAATTTACCAAATTTATAGACATTAGTAATATATACGAAAATTTAAGAAATTATATAGATTTAAAAAACTATATATATAATATTATTGATACATATAATTTAGACAAAGATACTAAATTTCTTTGTTATAATACAAGTCATAATAAATTAGAAAATGGTAATACAAAATTTATATTCAATGTACCTGTATTAAATAAAATTATTCAAGATAAATTTAATCCTAACAAAGAAGGATTTGAAAATGAAATTATTAGATATACTAATTATTATGATAAAGAGTTTAGAGTTGGAGATAAAATTATAAGAACAGAAAATGAGTATAATGGAGATGATTTTAAAGCCAATGGCGATGAAGGAGAAATATTAAAATATGATGATGAAATAGTCACAATATGTTATAATAGTAACGATAAAAAAATGTATAATATTTCAATAAATAAGTTATATGAAGAGTTTGATTTAAATTATGCAACAGGATTTCATAAAAGTCAAGGAAGCGGATGGAAAACAATAGTAGTATTTATAGAACCTAATGCTGGTTTTATTAAACAAAAAGCAATATATACGAGTATTTCTAGGAGTAAAGTAAAATTATTATTAATTTGTAGACCAGAAGATTTAATAAATTGTCAAAATCCAGAAGATGAACGAAAGACATTATTTATGAATAAAATACATTATTCAACATTGTAAAGAATTATCCTTCTAATTATACATTGCTCTCATCATCGGATTCATCATCATTGGATTCATCATCATTGGATCCATCATTGGATTCATCGTTGTTGTATTTACAGTAGAAGTAATTAGTTTACTAATTTTTTCAGTAGTGGTTTTTTGTTTCGAATGTATAATATCTGTTGGTGGTAAAATAGTTACAACTGGATTAATAAATTGCTCCATTAGGTTATTTCTTTTTATGCTTTCATCGTTAATAAATGATACTATTTCTTTTTTTGTTCCGTTTTTTACTTGTCCATTAATAGAAGCTAGCATAATTTTTAACTCATCAACTGTATATTTATTTAAATTAGTTATATCTTTATTCCAAACTAATTGAGGATAAGAAGACCTCACCATATCACATACAAATCTGCCTTGCCTCTCTGGATGTTCAAGATATTCTTTCCACCATTGTGGTAAATGAACTTTTTCTTTGATTTCTTTGGGTTCTTTGGTTTCTTTGGTTTCTTTTTTTTGCTTATAAATATCACTGTTAATATCACTGTTTGTTTTTTTACGATGGCAGTTAGGACATAATGCTTGAAGATTACATTCTTCATTACTACCTCCATCTTTAATACAAATAATATGGTCTATTTCAAAACATTCATCTAGCAAACAATTACATAATTTACATTTCCATTCTTGGCATGCAGCAACCTTCTTCTTTGTAAGATTAGAAACTTTTCTTGTTGACATCTTTGATATACTATTTAATGAAAATATATATTTATTGTTCACTTAATTCAAATCAATTTTTTTTATCCATACTATTTATTATTTCTTATATTCGCATTTTTATATAAACACTAAATATTAATAAAAATTAACATTAAACATTAAACATTAAACATTAAGTAAAATATTAAAAATACTTATTATTATATATTATTTAATTATATATAATAATGATAAATGAAACTCTGGAACAATTAAAAATAAAACCTATACCAAAAAAACCGCAACAATTTCAAGTATTAATACAAATACCTAGCGAAGGTGTTGCTCCTAATATTATTGATAAAACCAGTGAACACCTAATAAATAGGGAGCAATTTTTTAATGAACTTCAAGAAAATTTAGGAGTTGTACAAAAAGATTATGAAAAAATGAAAAAGGCAACTTTTGCCAAACCTTCGCCTTCTATTAAAGATACTATCTTACAAGAACCTAAACCAGGCGCAACTATAGGCACTCAAAAATCTATAAAACCAAATAAAACATTGACCCCTGAAAATACTTTAACACAAATAATGAAAACGCAAGAAAAAATAATTATAAAAGAGCCCTCCGATGAAACTATGAAAAAGGCAAATGTTGAGCTTCCTTCCAAAGAACGATTAACACCTAAGCCAAGTATTAGTCAACCAGCAATAACAGACCCAACAAAATCTAAGTCCAAAAAAATAAAAGGCGAAACAATAGATGAAACTTTAGTAATTCCACAAGATCTTCGTATTGGTAGAACCTTATATATAAATAGAATTCCTAAGTTAGAACCCAATGTTTTAATAAAAGCACCCAATTATTATTTATACAATAGAGAGATTTTCATTAGTTTTATTAATTCTTTATTTGAACCCTATAAGCAACAATTATTAAAAGAAGAAAAAGAAATGGAATTAGGCAAAACATCCATTAGTTGCTCAGCAAGCGAAAGTAATAACTTTTCTCTCTTAATTCATCAAAAAATCGTGAGAGATTACATAAATATTTATACACCTTATAGAGGATTATTATTATATCATGGTTTAGGTTCCGGTAAAACTTGCTCTTCTATTGCTATTGCCGAAGGCATTAAAAATGACAAGAAAATTCTTATTATGACACCGGCATCTTTGAGAGATAACTATGTAGAAGAACTCAAAAAATGCGGTGACTATTTATACAAAAAAAATCAATATTGGGAGTTCATCAATACTAAAACGCATCCTCAATATGTAGAATATTTAAGCACATTATTAAAATTACCACAAGAATATATTGCTAGTAATGGCGGTGCTTGGTTTATTAATGTTAAAAAAGAACCTAATTACGATTCTCTCGATTTTGAAGACCAGAAAAAAATTAATGCGCAATTAGACAAAATGATTAATTATAAGTATCAATTTATAAGTTATAATGGTCTTCGTAGTTCCCACTTAAATGGTATGACAAATGGAGGCACAATTAATCCTTTTTCTAATAAAGTAATAATAATAGATGAAGCACACAATTTTATTAGTCGAATAGTTAATAAATTAACTCGGAAAACCTCGTTATCAATGAAATTATATAACTATTTGATGGACGCAGAAAATTGTAAAATAATATTATTAACAGGAACACCAATTATTAATTATCCAAATGAAATTGCCATTTTATTTAATATATTACGCGGAACACTAAGAAGTTACAATTTTAAATTGTTATTAGACAAAACTACTATGACTAAGGAAAAATTAGAAGAACTATTTTACAAAGCCAATGTTTTAAACTTTATTGATTCTATTGAATATAATTCTGTAAGTTATGAGGTCACTATTACTCAAAATCCTTTTGGATACATTAAATCCGCAGCAGACAAAAATAAATTGGTTTATACAAGCGACGTAATAACAAGCGAAGAGTTTATAGAAAAAATAATGTCGGCATTTGAAGGGCAATCTCTCAAAATAGCAAATAAAAAAATAAATATTAATAGTTATAAAGCACTTCCAGACAATTTTGATGATTTTAAAGCACTCTTTATTAATCCAAATAATACTATCAATAATCCATCTATGTTTAAAATGCGCATAATTGGACTGACCTCTTATTTTAGAAGTGCCCAAGAACAATTAATGCCTACTTACGACCATGCTAATCCAAATGACTTTAAAATAATTAAAGTCCCAATGAGTGATTTCCAATTTGGCGTTTATGAAGAAGCGCGCATTCAAGAACGCAAATTAGAAGAAGCAAATAAGAAGAAAAAATCCAAGAAAACCAAGGGAGGAGCACAAGGAGACGAATTATACAGCGACAGCACATCAACATATCGCATATTTTCTCGCGCGTTTTGTAATTTCGTATTTCCTAAACCGGACATAAAACGACCTATGCCTAATGATGAAGCAACAATAGAAGCCATTTTGGAAAATATTAGTGACGAGGGAGATGGCGACAATATTAGTAAAAACATTTCAGAAGAATTATTAGATGACTTAAGTGTTGCGGAAAAATTGGAAAATGTAGATGGTAAATATGATGCTGACGATATAAAAGAGTTAGAAAAAGATTTAGCAAATCCAAAAGTAAATGATGGTAGTTATAGCAAACGTATTAGCGAGGCATTAAAAGAATTGGAAAAATATTCACATAAATATTTATCAAAAGAAGGATTACAAATTTATAGTCCTAAATTTTTACATATATTGGAAAATATTATAGACGACGACCATAAAGGCATTCATTTATTATATTCACAATTTAAAACATTAGAAGGCATTGGTATTTTTAAATTGGTTTTAAAACAAAATAATTTTGTAGAATTTAAATTAAAGAAAAATGAAAAAGGAGAATTTATGCTAAATATAGGTGAGGAAAATATGGGAAAACCAATGTATGCGGCATATACAGGATCAGAAACTCCTGAAGAGCGTGAAATCATCAAAAATGTATTAAATAGTAATTGGAAATTAGTGCCTTCCTCAATAGTAAAATCCATTCAAACATTAGCACCAGACAATTTTTATGGTCAAATTATTAAAGTGTTAATGATTACTTCGTCGGGTGCCGAAGGCATTAGTTTAAAAAATGTTCGCTACGTCCATATTACAGAACCCTATTGGCATCCTGTAAGAATTCATCAAGTTATTGGTCGTGCTCGCCGTATATGTAGTCATAGTGATTTACCCAAAGAATTACAAACTGTTAACGTGTTTTTATATTTGATGGTTTTCAGTGAAGCACAATTATCAAGTGATTTGTCAATTGAATTGCGACTAAAAGATATTTCTAAAAAAGATAAAAAGAAGGTATTAACAAGTGATGAATATTTATATGAAATATCTAGTATTAAAGAGGAAATAAATGCTTCATTATTACAAGGCGTCAAAGAGTCCGCAATAGATTGTAGCATTCATACGCGGTCATCAAGTAAAGAAAAAGATATTAAATGTTTTGTAATAGGTAATCCAAGTGAAAATAAATATATATATACTCCAAATATAGCAGCACAAGATAAAGATGAGGGTATGAAATTAAATAAGAAAACGGAAGTATTAAAATTAAATGAGTTAGTAATAAATGGTAATAAATATGCCTATAATAAAGTTACAAAAGAATTATTTGATTATGATAGTTATTTGAAAGAAGAATTGTTGCTTTTAGGTAAATTAGTAAAACTTGATGATGGAACCCATAGATTCCAAAAAATATAGATTTTTTATGATTGGAAGGAAAATTATAAAATTAAAATATATATTAAAATTTTATAATTTGT